GCACTCGAAAAGCGTGCCACAGAATACTGCCCGACTGTCCGCATAGACAATCTTCATGTTGAAACCAATTCTACGCCAAAATTCTTCGAATTCCTCGGAGAGCTTATCTCCCTGGATCATTTTGGGTTCGAGGGCGCACAACGAATCGTCGCCCTCAAACATGCCGTTCCACCAGCGCATGACTCCAGTTATATCTTCGCCCCTTCTGCGTTTGGGGTCCAAGAACTCCTCGGGACTCTTGAATAATGAGCAAGACCAGCAAGTGAAGTTTATCCACCAGTTCAAGCACGATGTGCCACGGTGTCCAGATCTGCGGATGGCATCAAACTTCATGACGAGAACCTCATGCTTGTTAGCAAAGAAGGTCCTCAGCTGGACTTTGCAATTGATTTTATCGTGTGCCTCCAACCAACTATCCGGCGCGGTCTTGAACTTGACTAAAACCTGCATGATGTGTCTTAGTACTGGGTTCTCAACCAAATCGCGAATCTTCTTGGCGCAGGTAGTATCCCATGCAGCACCGTCACCCTCGATCACACCACTGTTCCTGTGGCATAGGTTAGTGAGTGCTCGGTCCATGGCGTCCCTACGTGAGACGTGCTTGATACTTTTCTGCTCCATCCACTCGAATAGTAGGTCTTCGAAGCACTTTATGACCAATAAGGCCATTAGCTGCCCATCGTCCCCGTCTGCTATCAACATCCTGGGGGCCTTCCCCACAGGCATGTTTTCAAGCTTAACCGCGGTCTTCAAAAAGAACGATGGGTCGCTCTTCGTCAATAGATTGTCTACTGACTGACGCATTCTCTCGGCACTCCATTTATGTGACTTCAAGTCCTCGAGGAGCGGGTTTTCCGTCGCCCACTTCTCGATTCGCTCTCGACTAAAAATCGCATACTTCTTACGCATGCCGGTTGATGTGCCGACGAAGGCCCTTATCTTTTTCATGTCGGCTGCTGTTGCTGTGAAGGGTCTTGCCCTCTTGTCCAGCCTCTCGACCTTCGCCGCTTTCACGTTTGCCGCGCTATTCTTGTACACATTAGGCGGGCAGGGCGTGGGTGCCACTAGGGCGCCGACCACCTGAGGAGTGTCATCTGGAATAGTACCATCGAACTCCACGCCCACGATGTAGCTAACATCGCCCACCTGAAGCAGGTTATTCGAATCCCTGCCATGCACCACCGCAGCGGCTGCGTCATCATCTCCTCCAGAGCCTAACGGTCCCAACACGTTGGGAGCACCAGTTGGCGCCGGCAACTGAACGTTGTTGGCCGGCGCGGGAGCTGGTGCTGCCGCGATTTGAGTGTTAGCGCCTGCTGGCGGGGGCTGCGGATCGCTGCCCTCGCTCGGAGGCGTCAACACGAGCGTGATCGTTATCGGCTCTGTCGTCGTTTGTACGTCGTCACCCTGGCCTCCGTCGCCAGAGTCGTCATTCCCACCTGGTGGAGGTGGGGGTTGAGATCCATCAAGTCGCTTGAGGGGTGTCAAGCGAGGACGTGCAGTATCGAAAAGACCAGCAAAACAATCAGGAGTGATATGACGAGGAACGCCGTAACACCCTGCTACACTGATCTTCCCTAAACAACCCACGTTCGCGACCTGGGAATCAGCCCAATACATCACCGTCACAGCACCGAGCATCCGCATGCTCACGTCGCTAGTTGACCCCGTAGGCCAAAGTCTGACAGCAACTTTCTCAAGCTGAATGGCGTTGTGCTTATTGGAGAGCTGGGAGCGCCTCCCGTGGAGCAACGCATTATGCAGCTCCTGGAACTCCTTCTCCGTATACACCACGCTGTACCAAGTACTCCCTCTCCTACAAGCATCCCAGAGTGAGAGCCGAACAGGAACGTCGATGCGCCAATCGCCCTTGCGCTTCGCCGCTTCCTTGAGCGCCCACCCTTCGTCTCGAAGGATCTCAAAAAAGGGTTTGGAACGATGCTCGCTGGTCGCTAACATCGATCCGGGTCAGTAGCGCGCGCCTTTTACAGCGTGCTGAGGTAGACCAAGTCCTCACACCGTCACCTTGTCTCAAGCGGGGTCGCCTGAGC